ACTTTTTGAATGATAATAATAAACATAATAATATTTATTCTAATAGCAATACCATTATCTATTATGATTATAATGGTAGCAGGTTTAATACTAGCTAAATTAAGTGATTGGTTTGAAGAACTATGATAAATATAACAGATTTAATAGTCTCATCACCACTTTACATACTGCCATTGATCGGTATAGGTATGTTATTTGTTACTATCTTTCAAGCTGATGATGTAAAACTATCTGATATTATATTTTTTATACCTATTTTACTGTTAATATACTTTAGTTTTTGTGCTGTGATTTGACATTTAGATTTACTTGTGGTATCATACCTATATAATCTATTTAAAATGGATAAATCTACTAGCAACTTAGTAGCTAATAACTTTCGGAAACCGTAAGGCTAACTTTGATGTTGGTTTTTTTTAAATACCGAAGAAAGCTCCTAAATATGGGGAGACAACAACATTTAAGCCCAAATATTATGGGGCTTTTGGAGGGAAAACTATGACAATTAAATGTAAAAAATGTAATAACGAAATGAAAATACCTGATAATGTTAATGGGGAAATTGTTTATTATTGTGATAGTTGCCTTAGAAAGGTTTATATACCAAAAAGAAATAGCTAAATTTAGCGAAACAAATCATTTTATTATGAAGGGCAAAAAAAGGAATAACGCTGTCGGAGTTAAGGGGAAGTCTGGCAGAAAATCAGCAATAGATGAGTTAAAGATAACAAAGTTAAAAAATATCTGTGTTGATTTTGCTATTAAAGAAATGGAAGACCCTGAAATATCAGCTGATGTTAAAAGAACTACTGTTTTTAAGGTATTAAGTCTATTACCAAGAGAAACTGATATAACATCTAATGGAGAAACAATAACGCCTATCTATGCAGGAAAATCAATACAAGGATACTCTAGCAACCCAAAAGATATTCAGTCTGAAGAAAAGGATTAGAGCAATTTCTGGTGGGACTAGTGCTAGTAAGACTATAAGTATATTAGTCTGGTGTATTGATAGAGGACAAACAGTAGCTAATGAAGTAATGACAGTAGTAGCAGAGAGTGTACCTCATTTAAAACTAGGAGCTATCAGAGACTTCCAGAACATAATGAAAAGTAATGGTTATTGGGATGATAAGAGATGGAATGCTAGTAATTTTACCTATACCTTTCAAGATAACAGTATATTAGAGTTCATATCATTTGATAAATTCGGAAAGGCACACGGACCAAGAAGAGATATACTATTTGTTAATGAAGCTAATAACTTACCATATAACATAGTTGACCAGTTGATTACTAGAACTAAGAAGATAATATGGATGGATTGGAACCCTAGTGTAGAGTTCTGGTTTTATACAGAGATGCTAGACAAGAGAGATGATATAGACTTCATTACATTGACATACCAAGACTGTTTAAATGCCCTAGACCCAGAGATTATCAAGGAAATAGAGAGCCATAAGAGCAATAAAGGCTGGTGGAAGGTATATGGCTGTGGCGAATTAGGAGAAATAGAGGGGTTAATATACAAAGGATGGCGTAGAATTGATGAAATACCCTTTGAAGCAAGGCTTGAGAGGCGTTATCTGGACTTTGGCTTTACCAATGACCCTAGTGCTGGGGGAGAAATACTGTATCATAACAACGGATGGATAATAAATGAGCTACTATACAGGAAAGGAATGAGCAATAAGCAGTTAGCTGACTTCTTTAATGCTCTAGAAAAGCCTGAAACATTAATTATAGCTGATAGTGCAGAGCCAAAGAGTATATCTGAGATGCAATCCTATGGGTTAAATATAGTAGGATGTAAGAAAGGCAAGGATAGCGTAAACAGTGGTATTCAATTAGTACAGGATCAACCTATATCAGTAACTAGAAATAGTGTAAATATCTTAAAAGAGCAGAAGAACTATATGTGGTTAGTTGATAAGAACGGCAAGACTTTGAATGTAGAAGACCCTGGTTGTGCTAATCATCATATGTCTGGTATAAGATACGGACTAGAAACACTAGGAAGACTTAAACAAGAAACAAACTATTGGGATAGGATATGGAAAGACGAATTAGCAGAAAGCAGAGGTAAAAAAAGACAAATAAATAAAGGTTTATGAATGGATACACAGTAGTTATTAAGAAACTTATTAATGGTAAGGAATCAAATAAGTTTATTCCGATGTTTATTGATAAAGAAGATTATGAAAGACAGACTATTGAAGATACAGGAGATATATTAAAGTATGGAATTAAAAAATTAGAAGAAAAACTAAATAAATAACTAAAAAAGCTGTATGGAAGAAGAAAAATTAGAATACATAAACGCTAACGAACGATTTAAATTTCCCAAAGTTGATAAAGAACGTAAAATAGATAAGTTAATATCTACTTTAGTTGGTAAAACTATCTATATAAATGACCCTATTGTTCTTAAAACTATTGTGGGTTGGAAGAAAAAATCTAATAAAGACGCTAATAGTACTGTAGCTGATAACTTCTTAGATGACCCAGCAAAGGTTGAGGAATTGCGTAAAGCACTAAAATAATATGAAAATACACATAGACACAGTAGTATCTTCTCCTGATGCAGAACTACCAAAACCTAAGAAAGACCACGAATATACTATAAGTAAAACTACTATTGAAGAACCTAAAATTGGAATATTTGAGTTGTGGAGAATAAAACGTTTTATAGAAAAGTCTTATATACTATTAAATGAAAAGAGAATACTAGATAAAATTAACAAACAAAAAGATGCCAAAACAAGTAAAAAAGCCTAAAATTACCATAGAGATAGATATATTAGGAAAGAAGTGGGAGAAGAGCGGTAAGACTATGTTAGGTACACTAAAGAAGTTTGAGATGGACTATTCAGAGATTAAGTCTAATGGTTTTTTAAAGGTTATTAGTGGTGATAAAGAGTTTATTAAACGGTTTAATGCAGTTCAACTACGTAGAATAGTGTGTAATAAGATTGTTAAAGCACACTGGGCGAGAAATCTTAAATTACTGATTAAATGAATAGCTTCTTAACAGCTTATTATCTAGGGTTAATTACTCTAGCTTGTAAGTATCTCATCTTCCTAGGTCTGATGAGTTTTGCTTACCTAAGCCGGAGCCGAAAGGTAGCCATAAAGGGCTAAGGGTAAGCTGTTAGGAAGTTAATACAATTAACAAGACTGCCTTTATTAGTACGGTAAGGCAATAAACATATCGGGCTACAGTATTAGTTATAATTCTCTCCCTCCAACTGTTTGTGTTAGCTCGAACATAAGCAGTTGGAGAGAATGAATACCGAGTTAACTAATAACACATTAGAGGATTATTATTGAGGTAGGAATAATCTTGCGGTGTACTTGTCTTGCTATACATCTGCAAGATTATTTCTTCCCCTGTAATATGGAGGTAGAATGCTCGGTTAATGGGAATTTAAAAAAAAGCTGTTCATAATTTGATAATACCTTGCAAGGTATCAAGTTCAGAACAGCTCTTGACACTTTGTAGGGTGCTACTAGATTAAGTAGTATCCTATTTTTATGGAATTAAATTTATTTTCTTACATCACAAGCGAAGAAGAAGCATATAAAATGCCGATTAGCTTAACTGATGAGTGGTCTTGGAATATGAGAGACCACATAAATAAGTCTTTTTTGTATCTTAATTCACAGTTTTCTGAAAGCAATGACAATAGAATATTAAGACCAAACAAGAACATTATCTTACCGATAATGAATGTTCAGTTTAGAACAGAAGGGTTTGATGTTAAGGATATTGTCTTATACATTGATAATCCTGATGAGTATTATAAAAGTCTACTTATCAATAAGTTTCATACTAAATGGGCTTTAAAACAGGAGATAGACATTTTTATTGATGAAATGACAGAAAGTTACTGTACTTATGGGGGTACTTTAGTTAGAAAGACTAAAAGAGCTAAACCTGATGTAGTTGATTTAAGAACACTTGCCTTTGCTAATCAGACTGATATTTTAAACCATCCATTCGGAATATTACACGAAATGTCTTTTGGAGAGTTAAGACAAGAAGCTAAAGCTAGGGGTTGGGGAGGAGAAGGGGCAGACATTGATATAGAAGGGCTTATTAACTTAGTACAGAAGGAAGACAAGAATACCGTAGAGATATATGAAATACACGGTACTTTGCCAGTTGAATATTTAGAGGGTGAAGATATTATTGATGAGAGTGAAGAATATGTAAACCAAATGCAGATAGTAGCATTTTATCAAGATGAGAACAGTCAGAAACAAGGCGTAACTCTATTTAAGAAAGAAATGCCTGAATTACCATTTAAGTTCCTAGCTAGGGATATAGTAGAGGGTAGATCTTTAGGTCGTGGTGGAGTAGAAGAGCTATTTGAACCTCAACAATGGACTAATCAGAATGAAATCTGGATTGTTGAGATGCTTAATGCTGCTTCTAAGACTATTCATTGGTCTGATGACCCTACATTTAAGAGTAAAAACAACCTAGATGATGTAGATAATAACGAAGTTTTAGCTTTACAGGAAGGTAGAAAGATACAACAACTTGATACATACCCTAGAAATCTAGCTGTATTCAACGATAGTGTTCAGAGATGGCAAGACCAAGCTCAAACTGTTGGTTCTGCTTCTGAAGCCTTACTAGGAGATACTCCTAATGCTGGTACTCCATTTAAGTTGTATGAAGCTCAACAAATAGAGGGTAAAGGAATGCACAAATACCGTCAAGGTAAATTAGCTGTATTTATGGATGAGCTTTACAGGGATTGGATATTACCTTATCTAGCAACGGAAGTAGTCAAAGAGCAGATATTTATGGAAGAATTATCAGCTGATGAAATGGAAACAGTAGTTAATCAAGTAGTTAAGAAGAAATCTAATGAGTTTAAGAAGAGAATGATACTAGGCTTACAGGAAGTTAATGAAGAATTGGTAGCTGATTATGAAAGAGTAATACGAGAAGATTTTATGAAAGAGGGTAGTAAAAAGTTCTTTGAAATACTAAAGGATGAAATGAAAGATGTTAATTTAGAAGTAATGACTAACATAGCTGGTAAACAAAAGAACCTAGCCTTAATGACTGATAAACTGGTTAATGTTTTAAGACAGTTTATTGCCACTCCACAGATTAGACAAGACCCTGAAATGGTTAAGTTAGTAAATATCATATTGGAAAGTTCTGGATTATCACCTATTCAGTTTAATTCTACACCAGCTCCAGCACCAACCCTAGTACAAGGAGGAGCTACTGCACCACTACAAGATTTAAGTCAAGCTAACCAAACTCAAAATGAATGACATACTAAAAAGTAAGTTAGAGGTATTAGCTCAAGATAAGATAATGATGAGTGCTATTAAAGAATTGTTTAATGAAAGAATAGATAAAGAAAAACCTACTATTGAGGTAGCTGATAACAATAATGTATTAGGTCAGAAATACAGGGCTTATGAGAAGTCAAAGAAGATATTAAGCGGGGTTATGACTGATATTGAAACTTATAATGTTAAAAAAACTAAATCAAAGGAATTTAACAAAGGAAAATAATTATATGAAAAACACAATCACAATCACAACTGTTATTCTAACAATATGTGTATTGGCAAGCAGACTTTCCAGCCAATACAGTAGCAGATACTTATATATTTGATGCTACTTATACTGATGGTTTGGTATTAGAGGTAATATCTGGAACACAAAATACTTCAACAGTAACATTTAGATAATTAAAT